TGCCCGGCGTGACCTCGGCCGCGGCGCCCGGGTAGCGCTGCTGGAGGAACTGCAGCACGGCCTGGCCTTGCTGGCGCTGCTGCCAGGGCAGCGCCATGAGCGCCTGTTGCTGGCGGACGTCGGCCATCTGCCCCGCGCCGGGCTGCTGCAATTGCAGGAGCTGCTGCTGCTGGTTCTGCTGGATGACGGCGGCCCGGCGCGTGCCCTCGTCCTGGCCATAGGTCTGGATCAGCCGCTGTTGGATGTTCTGGGTCGTGAACTCCCGCATCTGCTGCTCGAGCGTGACCTGCTGCTGCAGCTCGGGGGCATTGTATTGGGCTAGGATGTTCGCGTTGCCGAGCCGCTGCTGCTGGATCTCGTAGGGCGTCAGTTCGCCCTGAGGGATCGCGGCGGGGTTGGCCTGGTAGAGTCCGAAGACGTTCGCCAGGTCACGCCCCATGCGAGGAAACAGCGCGCCAAATGCGCCGCCCCAACCCTGACGCGACTCAATCTGCTGACGGAGCTTGATTTCGTCTTCGTTGCTCGCATACGTGCCGGTCTGGAAGTTCCGGATCATGTTGGCGATCGGATCACGCTGCCAGTCCTGGAACGCTGCCTCACCCGGGCGCTGGTATTTGGCCCGCTCCTCCAGGGGCAGCGCCGCGATCTCCTTCAGCCGCCGCTGCTGTTCCTGCTCCGAAATCCGGCTGTCGAAGTAATCGCGGTAGGAATAGGCGCCGGCCGCGGCGCCCAGGATCCCGCTGATCGTCACAGGCCCAGGCTCGACCGCGAGGCCCATGCGACCACGCACGCTCGGCACCAAGGTGAAGCGACCGCTCAGATCCTCGGTCTCGTCGCGCTGGCGCTGGATGTCGGCGCGCGCGCGGGCCACGAGCTGCTGCTGCGTGTTGATCTGCGATTCCGCGGTGACCTGGCGCTCGGTTTCCACCCGCTGGCGGTAGGGGATGTAGGGTTGCGCCTGGGCCGAGATCAGCGCCTGGGCATCGAAGCTCGGGCCCATGATCGCCCGGACCGCCTGAAGCGTCCCGGCGGTCGTCTGATACTGCTGGACCTGCTGGGTGATCCGGCGCAGCACCTCGGCCGCGGCGCTCGGCTGGTTGCCCGAGAGCCCGGCGACCGAGATCCCCAACTGATCGAGGGCGATCCTCGCCTGGTGACCGGCGGCGGTCTGGTCCTTGAGCGCCGCCGTGATGGTCTCGAAGCCGGTCCCGAGGTCGGCGACGCTGACCTTCAGCTGCTGCGTCGTCCGGATGTATTCGTTCAGGGCGCCGACATTCGCGTTCATCGTCGTGGCGGCCGAGGCCGCCTGGGTCAGCATCTGGGAGTAGGCGTTCATCGAGCTCTGGTCGACGCGCATCAGCTCGCGGAACTGGTTCAGGCGCGTGATGAGGCCGGCCAAGGTGCCGTCATAGGCCTTGGTCTGCTCGGTCAGGCGCTGGAGCTGGTCCCGCGACTGCGAGTAGGCGGTCGAGAGCTGGGTGACCGCGGTGGTCTGCTGCTGGGCTGCGGTGGTGACCTGAATCGAGGAGGCTCGAAGCGTGTTGAGCACTTCGATTGCGCGCTGGGCCTGCGAGCTGTCGATGTTGAACGACAGGCTGGCGACGTCAGTAGGCATCCTCGTCTATCCGGTCATCTGACTCTCCGAAGTGCAGGTCCTCGGGTTCAATTGTCTTCTTCCGCTGGATGGAGAGCCACAGCGCGTCGATCTGCAGCAGAGCATCGAGCTCCCAATCCAGTAGCTCAATCCGTCGCAGGCGCGTCCAGGCGTCGATCTCGGTAAAGGCTAGGGGGTGTAGCCCGACGATCTGCGAGATCTGCCTCGACCGGCATAATTCTAGGAACCATCTGAATAAATACGCAAATTGTTCCGGGCACTCAGGCTCCGGAACTGGCTCCTTGGGGTGAGGTTGACCCCCGCTGCCTAGCCGGAAGTTCCGGAAGAAGTCACGGAGGGAACCGCCGTTGGGAAGCGAGCGAGTGACGACGAACTCGAACCGGCAGTATCGCTCGAAGGCGGCGATCCGGCGCTGGCGGGCAAAAAATTCGAGGCGTCCAAGATGAAGCTGATGGCCTGTGCATGCAGCTGCACGAAGCGTGGATCGTTCCAGAACTTGACGACGTTCTGTGGCGAGCAGGGAAACGGCGCACCGTCGAGTTCGTCAAAATTCCAGGACGCCGTGCAGGCGATGAGCGTGTCGACCTGCTCGCGATCGAGGAAGTCGCCGGTGACCGCTTTGCCCTGATCGGCGAGCACGCGGCGCGCTTCCTGCTGAGAGCGGAGATTGCGGCGGAACTGATCGGAGTTCTGGCCGAAGAACGAAATGGAAACCTCGGTGCCGTCATCATTTGTCAACGGCTGACGGCTTCGGTTCAGCAGGACCAACGGTCGTCCCTCGGAGCTCGCGGCCCGAGTGTCGAGCGAAGCCAGATCGAATTTCGGCATAGGCCAAATCCTCGAATTGATGGCAGCGAGCGCAATAGCGCTCACGCAGATCGTTCGGATTGTAAGACACCAGGCCGCAGAACGGGCAAGTGTATCTAGACGTCTTCCTCGAGGTCTGGATCGTCATAGATGATCTCCGGGCCATCCTCGATGAAGCCCTCGCCCTCATCGCCTTCGGCCTCGACCTCGATCGGTTCTTCGGCTTCTGCCTGTTCTTGCTCGGCTTGTGCTGCGGCGGCAGCTTCGGCCGCGGCTTGGTCGTAGCCTGGGTCGCCGGGTTCCAGAACGATTTCGTAATTACCTATGGTCGGCCAAGCGACGCCTTGAGCGGGTTGGTCGGACATAACCTATTCTCCTAGGCAGATGTCGGGTTGCCACCAAATAGAAAGATGCGCGGCGGCGCAAGGCGACGCGCGGCCTGGCACAGCTTAGCCGGGCATAGCGTAGCCGGGCGGTGCGTGGCACCGCAGGGCTCAGCGTGGCAATGCATGGGGGGCGGTTGCCGGTTGCGACCGCCCCATTTGCATCCTATGGTCATGTGTGCGCTCCTATGCGTCGCGACGCGACGCCTGGCATGGCGTGGCGGTGCAACGCACGGCATCGCTGGGCGCTGCGACGCACGGCATGGCAGAGCGCGGCGACGCAACGCAGCGCGATGCGCGGCTGGCCCGAGCTATCCTCGGCGGGGCCTGGCAGAGCCGAGCAGCGCGGAGCAAGGCTCGGCGGAGCATACCCGTGCGGAGCACGGCATGGCCCAGCAATCCATGGGGGGCGGTCCTCGGTCTGGACCGCCCCATTTGCATTTCTAGCCTATCACCGTAGGATGCGCCCGCATTGCACTGCTTTGCTAGGCAGTGCTAGGCGTGGCAGCGCCCGGCGCTGCATAGCATGGCATCGCGATGCGACGCGACGCGCGGCGACGCAAGGCGCGGCAGTTGCAACGCGCGGCAGTGCCTGGCAGGGCAGCGCGTGGCTCGGCGCAGCACGGCATGGGGGGCGGTTGCCGGTTGCGACCGCCCCATTTGCATCCTATGGTCATGTGGCAATGCACTGCGGCGCGAGGCCCAGCTTTGCGAAGCCCGGCGGATCCTGGCTAGGCAGTGCAAGGCGAGGCTCTGCTACGCATGGCAGTGCAAGGCCGAGCATGGCAGCGCATGGCTCGGCGTGGCTTGGCCCGGCGAGGCCCAGCCTGGCTTAGCTCGGCACGGCATGGGAGGCGGCGGCCGGTTGCTGCCGCCTCATGCCTTCAGAGCGTCAGGCACCTGGCCACCGTTGTCCGCGATCTTCTGCATCAGCGCCGCATAGAGCGCCTTGTTCTGCTCGGCGGACCCGTCCGGACCGGCATGCACGTTCAGTTCCTCGGCCAACTGGTGACGGGCTGGCAGGCTGTGATCGAGGTCGAGCAGGTGCAACAGATCGACGATCGATGTCCTCCAATTGCCGCCTGTCCCTTTCTGCTCGGCCAGGTGCTGGAGCACGGCCATGACATCGACAGGATCTGCCGGAACTGGAGCCGGGTTCGGTGCAGGTGCCGTGGACGGCGGCGGTTGCTCTGCTGCGGCGCTGGCGACGGTTGGAGCCGCGGCGGGCGCGTCGCTCTGGCCGGTAAGCTTGCCCCAGACGCTGTCGAAGATGCTCATGGTTTGCTCCTCTCAGGTTAGCACGCGGCGCAAGGCGGCTTCGGCGATCGGTTGGATCTCGGCGAGGGTCTGGGCGACCATGTGTCGGCCGCTCTGGTTGTAGTAGCGACCGAGGGAGTCCTCACCCACGAAACCGTATTCTATTCTTCGAGCGTAAATAACCGGGTTCAGAATGATGATCACCTGCCCGACCTTGGCTCGGTCGATCGCGTTGTCCGCCGGCGGCGTCCGGCCGGCGACCGGTTCCTCCTCGCCCTGCAAGATCGCACTCCAGTTGCTTCGCAAGTAGCCGGTGTCGACGGGCGTCCGTAACTGCACTTGCGCGACTAGATCGCTGGCAATCACGCGGAACGCCAAATTTGCTCGGGTTCCGGCGCGCTGAACCCAAGCTGTGACATCCGTTGAAAAATCCGCCACTAGCGCTTCTCCGATCTATTCCCATATGACGCTCGCATTGCGCAGTGTTCCCAGGCTTGGCGATGCCTGGCAGAGCAATGCCCGGCGTGGCTCGCCACGGCGGAGCGTAGCACGGGGGGCGGTCCCTGGTCGGGGCCGCCCTATTTGCGTTTGTTATCCTACTCCCGTATGATCCATCCGCTTCAAGCGCTGCAATGCAATGCCCGGCCGCGCACGGCATGGCAATGCGATGCAATGCTTTGCGATGCGGGGCTCAGCGATGCAATGCCCGGCCATGCAAGGCATAGCAATGCGATGCAATGCCTGGCGACGCGCTGCTATGCTCGGCGAGGCGAGGCAACGCGATGCGACGCTTGGCGAAGCGCAGCTCGGCCATGCAATGCGCTCCATGGCATGGCGAGGCTAAGCTCGGCGTGGCCCAGCTAAGCACGGCGCTGCAATGCATTGCACGGCATGGGGGGCGGTCCTCGGTCTGGACCGCCCCATTTGCATTCGCGGTCTACATCCGTAGGATGCGCCCGCATTGCACTGCGATGCACGGCAACGCCTGGCGAGGCGATGCTTGGCCCGGCCATGCTTGGCTTTGCAATGCAAGGCGCCGCTCGGCGGTGCATCGCGATGCGAGGCGGTGCTCAGCGTGGCTTGGCGGCGCATGGCCTGGCGAAGCATGGGGGCCCGGTGCTGGTTGCGCCGGGCCCATCTGCGTTATGCTGACCACCTTCTCTCTCGCGAGAAGGCTCGACTACCTTCCGTATACCAACCTCGAGGGCCAGCTCCCGAAGCGCGGCCCTCGTTTTTTATGGCCGACCAGGTCGAGCGCGGACCTCGGCCGTAGGCGGCAGTTGATTGACCTCCGGGATGGAGAGCGGCTTTCGCCACTGACGCGTAATCGTCGTGGCCATCACCAGACCATCGTCGAGGATCAGCGGTTCATCGGTGCCCAGGCCAAGCATGACGCGGTCCCGAATTTCTTCGACACGTCGCATTTGAGTCCGACTCCAACGGAGCACGGGCAGCGGTTGGCCCTGTGGCCGCAGTGAGATCGAAACCTGCCACAACGGCCGACCCTGAAAGTAGACCGCTCACGTCATGCCGATGTTGCAGGTCAAACCGACCGAGACACCTCGTTCTTCGATCCAGAAATGCTCGGGCTTGAAGTCGTTAACTGGATCGTAGCAAGGATGGTTGAGGGCAAAGCTGACATGACGACTTTGCATTTGCGATTTCCCCCAAAAATTCGCCCGGCTGGCTGAGCAGCCGGGCAAGGTTTGGGGAGAAAACTCGTCTTTGGGTGAAATGTCCAAGGGGCGTCCTGAAACCCCCCAGCAACTCTAGCATGCTCGGGCCAGCAGTCCGTGATCTTTTTGGGAAAAGGGCCTGCCGAGAGTCCCGGCAGGCAGTTTCTTCGGTAACAGCGCTCGACTGAGCACCACCAAAGAAGATGTCAGAATTTCGCTGGGGTTGCAATATTCGATCATATTGCCATAGGCTGCGGATGACCGGGGGCGGATGCGCCATCCCCGGTCATCCTACCAACCCCAACGCAGAAGGAGCTGCGTCGAGATGGCTAGACAGCCTACTGCCAAACGAGGTCCCGGGCGACCGCGCCGGGAACGTCCGGAGGACATCCCGGAACCGCCGGCCGTGGTCCCTGGCCCACCCAGGGCTCCGGTCCCGCTGCCACCCACGTTTCCCGGTCTGAAGACCGTCGACGTGGAGATCCGCGGCATCACCCCGATGTTGCAGCATCGCTTCACAGAGGCGGCCGAGAACGCCCGTGCCACCCGCCCGCGCCACCAGGCGCCGGAGGATCCGCGCGTCGCGGCCGAGAAGCGCTGCTACCGATGGACGGACAACACGCTCTATCACCCGTCCTCGGCAATCTCGCGGCTGCTGCGCGAGGCGGGCAACGCCCACAAACAGCGGTCCTCGCGCCGGACGGTGAAATACATCGTTCCGGCGGCCTGCATCATGCCGGATGAAATCCTCATCCTGCGCGATGGCGAGGGTCGAGTGCTGGAGAACTTCGAGGTGGATTCCCGCCCCGTGGTGATCCCGGCGACGAAGGGCCGGATCATGTGCCATCGGCCCCGGCACAACAACTGGAGCGTCCGCTTTGCCATCGAGATCGACGAGACGATCCTCGAGGAGAGCTTCGTTCATCAGCTGATGGTCGAGGGCGGGTCACAGCTCGGGATCGGCGACTTCCGGGTCGAAAAAGGCGGCAGTTTTGGTCGCTTTCGCGTAACGAGTTGGCAGCCTCGTAAGGACAATGGCAACGGCGCTGCCGCCGCTGCCTGACGTGCATGAGCCGGTCCCAACCAGGGACCGGCTCCCATGCACCGCCAAGCCGAGCACCGGCCCGCATTGCATCGCCACGCGCAGCCAAGCCTCGCATAGCATTGCCGTGCTGTGCCAAGCCACGCTGAGCACTGCCTAGCATCGCCGAGCCCGGGAGTGCCCTGCCGGGCGCAACCCCTATACCACACTCATAGACCGTGCCAAGATACGCCATGGGCACCATGCGCGTTCACCTGCGAGCCATAGAGTGGAACCGTCTCAAGCTCTTCGTCCTGGTGCCGAACAAGATCCACACCACCGGCGGCTACCAGGGCGTGCGCAAGCGCCTCCTCGATCAGTTGACCGAACGAGGCTACCTGCCACCGCCCAAGGTGGGGCTGACACAACCGACCGCTGATGCCGAGCGCTTCGTCGACCTCGATGAAGAGGCCGATGTCCCGATCATCCGAAACGCGGTGCACACACCGGGCAAGGGTGGGTGGCAGAAGCAGCTCCGGGATATCTTTGGTGGCGATCAGCGGTTCTGGGATGCGTGAGGACATCGACATGCGAGGGATGCCCCCGCTGAACATCGATAATCACATTGCCCGGGTGACGAACGAAGCATACCCAGCGTGGATCAATGAGATTGCGAGAACGCCAGCGACCAATAAGGCCGCTAGTCGTGCAGCTTTTGAAGCAGGCGTCCGCGCCGCGCTTTCGTCCTTGCCGCAATCAGTCGCCGCTAGGGCGTTCGTTGCGGAACAGTCAAACCTGACGAGCACGCGCAATGCGTTGCCATAAAGAAGACGTGCCCCTAGCCTTCTGCGAGGTAACGCATCATGACGACCCCAAGCGACCCTGGCTCAACGGAACCTGGAAGTGGCGTCTCCTCGCGGTCGACGGACGGCTGCTTGCCGACGGCGAAGGTTGTGCATCTCCGCTTGCCGCGATCGAAGCCGCCAGAACCTGCCTCCAGAGAGATTTCGCCGGCGGTCGCTCGACTGTTGGCAGCGGCTGATACGTTCATCGGGATTGGGCAGGAGCTCCAGGCGCGCGATCCGATCGCTGCGCTGAAGGCCGGCCTGGTCGGCGCTGAGTTTGTCCGTGCGGCGCGCGCGATGGACCGGATGGACCGTGCCCGGGAAGCCTCAAGGCATTGAGGCGGTCCAGACCGAGGACCGCCTCCCATGCCGCGCGTTGCCTTGCATTGCAGTGCCCTGCCGCGCCTCGCGATGCTGCGCCATGCCGAGCACCGCCTGGCCAGGCCTAGCGACGCGCCGCGTTGCCGGGCCTCGCAGTGGTCCGCACTGCCAAGCCATGCTCAGCCATGCACTGCCAAGCAAAGCACCGCCATGCTATGGCCAGCGCAGCATAACACGGGAGTAGACCGATCGAAAAGCTGATCAAGCTGAACCGAGGGTGCTGGATGAAGCCAAGCACCATCGACGCGGTCGTCGCCTTCGCGGGCGAATGGGTGGGAGACGCAGCCGACAACAGGAAGGAGATCGCCAAGCCAAAAGTCGTCGTCTTCCACGGGACATCGAGGCTCACCTGGGAGTGCGAGAACTACCCGCACGCGATCGAGATGGCGGACCGCGTGGCGGCTGACATCAACCGGGCCGGCAAGCCGTCAGAGCCCGAGGGCGAAGACCATTGATCCGGGCCTTCGCCGAGATGAGCGACGGCGAGCGAGCGGCCCTGCTCGCCTTCGTGCTCGGCGCCCTGGTCATCGTCATCGGGCTGATCCTATCGAGATGATTGGAGGTTGAGGCGGCCGCAACCGGCAGCCGCCCCCCGTGCATCGCAGTGCCATGGCAAGCATTGCCGGGCCTCGCTAAGCCGCGCCGCGCAGAGCGTTGGCAAGCCAAGCTGCGCAGTGGCACACGACCATAGTCACTTGCACCTGAGCGCGTAAAGCTGCGAGACATTCGCGCGGCTCTGTTCGTTGACCGAGACGATCGAATAGACGAAACCATCACTGGTCATGACCTGGTCGTCCGTCCTTGGCCTCGCAACCTTATTGAAACGATCATACGCTGCGATTTCGAAACCAACGTCATTACCCTCGATCCAGCCAGCCTCGACCATCTTCTGCTGGTTCATCGAGTTGCCGTAGATCGGTTCGTCGGCCCGGAAGATGAAGCTCGCCGGCAAGCCGAAGGCGCTGGTGCACGATGGCGCTCCTGGCGCGCTGACCGGCACCACCGGCCAGGGCAGTGCTGGGTTCTCGGTGCCTGCCAGCGTGTCTGTCTGCCAGGTCGCCGGCGCCTGCGCGAGCCAGAGCGGCGAACCGTCCGGGTTCGCCATGGCAATGCCGTCCGCGTCGGTTTGCACGTTCGCCGGCATCGCGACCACAGTCCACACCGGCTGCCCGGCAATGATGACCTGGTCGCCCGGGGTTAAGCGCCCGATCACCGAGCTGCCGTAGATCCCGAAATACGAGAGCCCGAGCCCGTGCGTGCCGTCGATCGCCGTCCTGATCACGAGGTCGGCCGAGACCTGCGGCGGGTTCGGATAAGGCGGCGTGCCAGGCAGCAGCGTGATCCGGCGCAGCGTCATCAGGTCGCCGCGCTGCTTGTAGCGGATCGAGGCCCGGTCGGCCGCGTATTGCTGCAGGCTGAGCGCCATCAGGGCGCCACGCGGACTTCGTTCACCAGCAGGCTAAGCGCCGCCGGCGGGATAGCACCGGCCCCGGTCGGCCAGACCGTGCCAGTGAAGACGCCCTCGACCTGTTCACTCGTCAGATTCGGATCAAAAGCCGAACTGTTGAAAAACGCCGAAGCAGTGAGCAGCAGCGCCTGGCCGATGTGCCCCGGCAGCCCGGTGGCCGAACCGATCGGTTGAGTGACGTCATAGCCCGCCTGCAGGTTGACGACCTGGATCATCATCCGGCCGTAGATCTTGCCCTGGGTGAAGATCAGCTTGCGGGTGTTGAAGTCATCGATGATCCAGCCATCCTGGTCCGGGGTCGCCGGCAGGACAGCCTGCTTGTTGAGCAGGACCTGGCCGATCGAGACCACCGGCCAGTGCTTCAGCAGCACGTAATTGGTGCCGTTGCCATCGTAGTATTCGGTCCAGGTCCCGAGAGTGATGTCGCGCGCGATGTGGTTGCGGATCGTGTCGGAGACGGCGAGCGCCAGGCTGGCAGCACTGGTGGGATCGATCTTGTCGGTCCCAATCCAGTTCTGCACGGCCGCTCCGGTGATCCAGGGCGTTCCCTGTGGCATCGGCGCAGCTTAGGCCAGGCTGTCCTGCACGACGATGGTCGACAGGTCGGACAGCGGGTCGGCGACGTTCTCCAGCGCGGTGAAGTTGAAAGTCCCGACCAGGCTCATCTGGCCGTCGCTCCGGGTGTTCGACATCAGCTTCACGCGGGGGAGCGAGATGCGGATGAAGTCCGCGGTGGAGAGCGGCCCGGTGGTGAGCAAGATGTTCAGCCCTACCTCGACCTCATTGAAAAACGTGACGGGAATGGTTTCGTCATAGAAAAGGCAGGTGAAGCTACCCGAGACCCGGATGTTCCCCTGGAAGATGAAGGGCACGATGTATGAGCCGACCACCGCCGGCGCTTCCATCGCCGGCGCGATCTGCATGTTGATGCCGGTGATCGCCGCGATGTCGGTGCCGTTGTAGTCGACCTTGCCGTTGACCGCGGCGAGGCTCGATGACGTGGTCGGGCCCGTGGGCGTGGTGAGCGCCTGGGTCACCGTTTGCGTCATCTGCTGGCCGATGGTCTGGGCGGTGAACGTCACCAGGCCCGAGGCCGGCATGGCGATGTCGGTCTGGCCGAACCGGCAACCGGTGAAGAGCTCCGAGATCGCGACGTCGGAGAACCAGTGTTCGATCGAGTAGCTCTTGAAGATGGCGCCGGTGGGCACGGTGCGGCACTTCTTGCCGACCACGTTGATCGAGCCGGCGGTCAGCGCGCCGCTGGTCATGCCGGTCGGCAGGTCGCGCGTGGTGATCGTCGTGTCGGTCAGGTTGTTGATCCGCATGTTCTGGCCGTTGATCGCCGAGTTCACCCCGGTGACGCCGGACATGCGGATGATGTCGCCCTTCTTGAGGCCTGCGGCGGTGTAGCCCGAGGCAACCACCAGCGTGGCATTGGCGCCGATCGTCAGGGTCGGTGCGGCCGAGGCCATGATGGCGCCGGTGGCGAAGTTCTGGCGGAACAGCGACTGCCAGAGGTCGTTGTAGCTCCCTGGGCTGATCTGCCCGGCGATCGTGCCCTGCGGCCGGCGCACGCCGTGGCGCGCATCGCGGATCTGCATCGAGGGCATGATTTCCTGGCTCTCGAAGGTATCCTTGCCGAGTGCCAGGTCGGAGGTGACGCGCCGCCAGTATTTCGAGCCGGTGACCGGGCTCGTGCCGAACGTGGCCTCCTCGACGATGGAAAGTCTCTTGGCAACGCCAGTTGCGAAAACCGTCCCTGACATAGGGCGCTCCTCTTACGGCTCGGTCGCGAACCAGTGGACGGCGACAGGCAAAAGCGACCAGTCGCCGTATGGCACCGGGGCCGGAGCTGTGCTGTGGGTGACGATGACCTTGAGACCCTGCGAGGTGACCATGGTCAGACCACGCGGGTATGCAGCCATCACCTGCGTGGCAAGCTCTTCCTGTTTGCGCTCGCCGGTGTCGCGCGGAACATAGACACCGACCTGATAGATGCCGTTCCACTGCATGACGCCGTCCGCGCCGGCACCCAGGGGCGAACGAGACCGCCCGGCGTTCTCGGGCTTGATGTAACAAACGCCTTTCTTCGGATGGTAGATCTCGCCCGGCCACGCGATCTCGCTGGAGATCTGCGCGGCTCCGAGAACACCGTTGAAGCAGTCCTGGAAATCGCGCAGCCGGATCGGTGGCCGCGTCGTGTCGACCTGCGAGAGATCGGGTGGAACGCCCTGACCCTGAAAGACCAGGAGGACCATGCGTCAGGCCCCCTGGACTTGCTCGACGGCCGCCTGGGTCTCGGCCTGCCTCGCCAGGTAGTCCGACCACATCTGGCGGAGCTGCCCAAGCGAGCGACGGCGATCGATGTGGCGGCCATAGGCTTCGTCGAGCTGCTGGAAGAGCACCTGGCGCTCGTGCGTCGGGTCCTCGGACGGAGGATCCCCTTCGGTCGCGTCCGGTGGCGGCGGCTCGGGCGCCGTGGGAGCCGGCGCCTCCGGCGTGGCCGTCGGCGGTGGGTCGGCCTGCGGCGCGATCGCGGCCGTGGTCGTTGGCGCTGGACCTGGGGCAGTCTCGGTTTCCCCGTCGTGCACCAGGACCGCGGCATGGTGCATCAGCTGCGCTCGAAGTCCTGGCGTGACCGTATGGACCTCGAGCAAGCCGTTCTGCTCGTTGACCCGATGTTCGACACCATCGACCGAGATCGCGCTGATCCCGGGGTTCCCAAGCTTGAAGTGCTGCGGCATTGCCTCGTCCTCCTGCGATCGGCGGGGAGCCGATCTCCCCACCGCCGCATGCTATGCCGCCGTCAGCCCTTGCCGATGTTGGTCAGGAAACCGAGGCTGGGTGGGAAGTAGTGCTGGAGCACCTCATCCGCGTAGACGCCATACTCGTATTTCCGGGTCCTTAGCGGCCATTCGATTTGATAATAGTCTCTTCTCGTTTTGATTTGGTAAACATTTGTCACGTCGTTCAGGGCGTAGGGCAGGGTGTCCGTGAGGAACATCATCACGCCCGGCGGCAGGTTCGGATGCAGCCGGATCGGGATCTCCTGCGCATTGCCGAGACCGAACGGGTTCAGGTAGCCGCGGACCATCGAGCCGCCGCGGACCTGGTCCTGACCGGTCTGGATCGTGAAGCGTGACAGCGGCACCGAGGCCGAGGGCGCCATCAAGACCTTCTTCCGGATATAGTTCTGCTCTTGCGAACTCACCCAGATGGCCGTTGGCGAGAGCCGCAGGTTGTCCCAGAACGACTGCAGCGCGGCGTCGATCTCGACCACGCCGCCGGCGCCGTCCGGTGTGAGCGGCGTGCCGGTGCCGTCCGTGCCGGTCGGTTGGGCTGCCCAGTAAGCGCCCGAGCCGGACTTCGCGGCGATCGCCGAGAACCCGTCGAACACCAGGCCGTTGGCCGAGTGATCGCCTGACAACGCCGAGAAGAGCTGGCCCGAGCCCGGGAGCGCCGTGATGACCACCGAGTTGATGTAGGTCAGCGCGACTGGCCAGACGTTGGTGCCAGTGCCGGCATACCAGAGGTAGCCCATGGCGCCGACCACCGGTGCGACGTGCGCGGAGACCGAGCTGTTGTTCGAAGAGGTCGCCACGCTCTGGGTTGTCGATGGTGCTGCTGCGCCGCAGCCGTAGGTGTCGACCGAGCCGTCAGCATTGGTGCGGTTGATCACGCCGACCGGTGTGCCTGGCACGCCGCCGGCGACCGTGCAGTTCTGCAAGCCCTCGAGGGTGAGCGCCACGCAGCCGACGACGACAGTCGTCGTGGTGGGGATCGACCCGCCGGAAGCGATCGCGGTGAGCGCCGGCTGCGGGGTCGTGCCGAGGCCGAAGGTGCCCTGGGCGCCGACGATGAGCAGCTCTTCCTGGATCATCAGCGCGCGGAGCAGCGACTGCACCGCGGTGGCCTTCAGGTCCTGGAAGCCCTCCGAGGACATGTCCGCCTCGAAGGTCACATAGTTGTCCAGGCCGATGCCTTTGAACGCCGCGAGGTAGTCCTGCGTGGTCTGATCGATCACGCCGCCGCGGTTGCCCTGACCGAGACCAGCGGAAATCTTTCCTGTGTTGATGCCTGTAATCGCACGCCAATTTGCCTGGATGCCCCGTCCACCGCCCACTCTTGGGATGATATTCCTGAGTGGCGTGAGGACCGGATAGAGCAGCTTGGCCGGCGCCTCGAGGTCGTAGACCTGCAAGCCGGTCGTCGCGCCTGCCGGCTGCAACCAGGCTTTCTGCAGGTCTTGCGGGGCATACGAGTTGGCGGCTGCGGTCTCGCGCACCAGCGCGAGCGAGTTTGTCGTGGTGTTACCGCCCATCGTCTCCCGGAGGAGGTTGAGCGCGCCACCGGCTGATCCTGACATGATGAGAAGCCTCGACACCGCGCCCGACGTGCGGTGCGAACGGGCAGGCAGTGACACCCCAGCCAGTCGGGGTGACTACATGCGGCCGGCGCGAAGACTCAGCCGGCGAGGAAGGCGTTAGGGGTTGATCCGATCGACACGGCGCTAGAGGTTCGGGCACGGCACGGAGGACTCCGTCCCGCACAGCGATGATTCCGCGATCCTGAAAGCAGTGCAAGCTGAAATCATGACATCGGCCGCCAGGCCCTGCATTTGCCTGGCGGCCGAACCCTAAACCCCCGAACCGGCCTCTGCTGCCATGCTGACCGGCCCGGCGAAATCCCTAGGGCAATCGATCGCGTCGCGTCAAAACTTCATTGTCGCCAGCGTGGCTGGATCAGGCAGTTTCTTCGGCACGCGCGGGCGCTTGCCTTGTTCTGCCCGACGTCGATCGACGCGTTGCGTCGCCTGCAAGGAGCGGCAGGCCCCGCACACCCCATACTTCCGGGTCCCGTAGCCTGCCCGCGATTGAAAGTCCTCCTCGGGCTTCGTCAGCCCGCATCCGCGACATCGCTTCAACGCTCAGGCGGACCCCAGTAGGGCGTCCCGCCGCCGCGATGGGTCATCTTGACCAGCTCGCGCGCGGCCTGATCGCCCTCCGGGTTCAGCTCCTGCAGCCGGCGAATGTGGTCCGCGCTCTTGGCGAGGATCTCACGCGGGGTCTGGCCGAACGGCGCACTGTCCATCTGCTTGTCAACAGTGATGAACCGATCGGTCACGGCGCCTTTCGGTGGCGCGAGCTGCTGGCCGAGGGTCGCGACCTGGCCGCGAAGCATCTTGATCATCTCGTCGGCCTCGCCCATTGCCTTGACGATCTCGCTCTCCTCGCCGCGGCGCTTCAGCAGCTCATCGAGTGCTTCCTTGATGCTCGGATCGACTGCCACCGTGCCGTCGAGGATCTTCGCCAGCGGGATCTCGCCGAACGACGGCTCGATCTTCGCCGCGGCCGCGCCGCGGCGCTTCAGCCAGGGCGGCTGGTCGTTGTCCGTCGGTGGTGGCGCATTGCCGCCGGCAGCCGCGTTGCCGGTCGCACCTGCCGTGGCATCAGGCGGGTTGGGCGCGCCAGCTGCACCGCCGTTGTCGTTCACGCCCGACGTCGTCTGATCGGTCATGTCGACGCCCTGCTGGGCCTGGAGCAGCGAGCCACCGACCACGACGATGATCGAGGCCATCCTGACCATCAGCTCGATCGGATCCTGCGGTGCATCGTTCGACAGGTCGGTGTTCGGATCGCTGCCCTCGTCGTTGGCCCGGTCCGGATCGCCGCCGCCGCCGGCGTTCTCGTCGCCGATCGCCTTCAACAGCGGGTCGGGCTCGAACAGCTCGGGGAAGTTGGTGATCACGTCCGGATCCAGCTCGCCGTTCTTCGCCATGTCGTCGGCGAAGGCGAGCGCCTGGTTCGCCATGCTGCGGCCGAGGAGCGCGTATTCGGTCAGCATTTCCCGCGGATCGGCAAGAAACTCGTGGTATTTCTGCGGCAGTGCCGTTTTCACCAGCAGTTCGCTGCCATCGACGGTCTCGATCTTCACCAGCTCACCGGCCGCCTGCATGCGCTCGAGCTCGCCCTCGTCCGGCAGCTCGGCCGTGTCGTTGACCATCGCGCGAAGGGTCACGACCCCCATCCGGATGAAGTTGTCGAGCTGCTCGGAAATATCGTCCGGCAGCGTCTCGCGCTGGCCGTCGCTGCTGTCCTGCACCATCCAGGATGGCTGCCCGGTCTGCATCGCCTTCACGCGCGTGGCGATGTCGCGGAGCGCCTGGGCGAAGGTGGCGATGTGGTTCAACCCCTTGGCCAGCGGCTCCTCGGCCGGTGGCAGCAGCGGGTCCAGCTTGTCGAGCAGCGTCGCCTGGAACTCGCCCAGGCTCTTGGTCAGCCGGGCCTCGCGATCCTCGGCGGCTGAGTTCGCGATCTCGATCGTCGAGGTCCTCAGCAGGTCGATCAGGTCGGTGATGCTCTTGCGCATGGGCGCTCCTCTGGCCACAGGCCATGTGGTGTCCATCAGCGGCACAGGCCGCCGACGGCGACGGGTCGGACGCAGGTCGGTGTTGGTCAAGCCTGAGAAAGCATTAGGCGATTGGGTAAATCCTCCGCCGGCGCCATGCCCGGTCGAGATGCCCCCGGTGCCGCTCATGCCATGCCCGCCATCGAGGCCGCGCGCTGGCGCTGCTGCGGCGTGACGCCGAGGGTCGCGGCCGCCATGTGCGGCACGTGGGCGCCGTAGCGGCTCAGGTGATGGTAGAGCAGTCCGACGCCCTCATCGGCCAGGTAGCCGATGCCGGCGCCGATCGCCTGGCCGGCGAGCCAGCCACCGGCCGCGCCGGCGACGGTGCCGCCACCAGGCTCCACAGCCGTGCCAGCAGCAGCCCCACCTAACCGACCGAGCCAGCCGCCGACGGCACCGCCGACGCGTTCGCCGAACGCGCGCTCGGCCGCGCCGGCAATGGCTGGAGCAGCGCGTCCGGCAACATCCTGGACAGCGGTTTCGACGGTTGGTTTGAAGCCAAGCCGTGACGCGATCAGTTTCTTCGCGGCCATGGTGCCGACGATCTGCGCACCGGTGCCAGCTGTGCCCCGCACCAGGCTTTCGGTTTCACCAGGGACATTCGTCGTGCGATCGCCGATGGCACGGCCGAGCTTTCGACCAGCGATCTGGCCACCGACGCCGCCTCCCAGATTGCCTGCTGATCCGATGCCAAAGCGTGCGATGCCCGGCAGGATGCCGGATCCTGGGAACAGGACATGGCCGAGGAACTCGCCGGCCGCATTGCCAGCCTGACCGAGGCCATAGCTGCCGACTTGGCTCAGCGCCTGGTGCGGCCGGGCCTCCTGGCGCAGATAGGTGCCAGTGATGGAGGGCGGCTTGGGCAGCGCCGGCGTCATGCGGCCTGGGGGATGTTGCGGGGTGGTGGTGAAGCGCTGGCCGAACTTGCGCAGCTCACCAATGTCCTCGCCCTTCTTCATCCCGTTGATCTGTCGTTGGACGTCCTGGCGCGCCCTTCGGTGTCGCTCTTGAGGCGTTCCCGTGGCCTCTCTGAAAGAGCGCTCGTAGGCACTCTCCAGGATGTTGCGGTAATTGCCGTCGTCCGCGTAGGTGTCCTTACGACCGCTGGCTGGATTTCTCGCTACTTGGTCGTTGATCCACGACCGCATGGCCTCGATTTCAGCGGCGGTCTGGCCGCCTGAAGAGGATGGCTCCTCGGCCGTTGCACTCTCCGCTGAAATCGGTGGCGCCTGGTTCGTCTTGCGGCGATAGGCGCTGTCAAGCGCGCTGACGACGCGCCCCTGATCTTGATCGCTCAGTCCGTAGTGCATCCCAACCAGCCAGAGCGCGCGGCGCAGCAGACCGTATTCGTGGGCGTTGGTCGGCTCGTGGTCGGTGATCTGACGCTCGAGCTCGGTCCGAACTTTGGCGTGATCGGCCCGGCTTGAATCGGCCGGAAAAGCGTGGTTCTTGCCGGCGAAGATGCCGCGCTTGCGGTTCTGTCCGCCGACCAGCATAGAGACCTTCGTGTGGCGGCGGAAAATCGAAGGATTGTCGGTCTCGAAGAGCTTCGAGAGACTGCCCCAGTAGCGATCCGCATGCCTGGTGGTTTGATCCGAGGGGAAGCCCTCGAATGGCTTTACGACCTCGTCATAGAACTCGTTGGCGTGCTTGCGCTCTTGATCATTCGCTGCCCGGTCGTCGCCGGTGCGCATCAAGAACTTGAAGCCTTCCGGGCCATGCTCGCTGATGTTGTTCTTCGTCTTCTGGTCGTTGATCGAAGCGGTCAGTCCGGCCTGATCGGCGGCCTTCACCTCGGACGCTTTCTGGCCTGAGCCCTGGCGCACCTGATTGATCGTGCTCTGAACCTCGGCGCCCGGCGGAATCGTGTGATGCTCGCCTTCCTTGGAGAAGATGTGCTCACCCCATAGGAACTTCCGTTGGCCGTCGCGGTCGCGGAAACTGACGCCGACCAGGGCTTCGTGTGGTCGCGTGATCGGATTTGGCCACATCATCTCCGGCCGCATGCCTTGCGGCAGATGCCAATCGGAGGGCTGCAGCTTCACTCGCTTGCCACCTCGATCGCCGGCCTCGAGGTCGATCACCCCCATGGCGCTTGCGATGGTCGAGATCCCAGCGAGCGACTTCCAGTGCTGAAGGGCGAACTTGCCAGCTTTTTCGCCCTTCGCCTTGGCCTTCTCGGACATGTTCTGGATTGCTGCCCAGGCCGCCTTCGGGTCTCTGTGCAGCATGACGACGTCGTAGATCTTCGCCATGGTCGGACCCATGCTAGCCCGATCGCCCTGCGCCATGGCGTGGATGTCTTCGCTGGCCTGGTGCAGATGCGCGCTGAAGACCGGCAGCACTCGATCGACTGCGCGACGCGCTAGGCCACGCTCGTTCGGCATCTGGGCGTTGATCAGCGCCTGGTGCGAAGCCATCAGCGCATTCAAATGGTCCTCGGCTGCCTGGGCATGCTGGCCTGATTCGCGCATGAACTCGCGACTGGCCTCTTGCCTGACTGCGGCCTCGGCATGTTGGGCGTTTGGCAGTGGATCCAGGAACCCGCCACCACGCTTGACGCGGGCGCCAGCAAAGGGGTTGGTGATAGCACCGAGTTCTTCAGGCGCCAGTTCCGCGCCTTCGCGAGCTTGAGCAAGGGTAAACTCTTGATCGAGCCGGTCTAACTCTCCGCCCTTTCGGTTCGCTGCCTCGACTTCGTCGTCTATCTGACGCGCGAAGTCGGCGACCTTGCGATCCATATGCTCGAAGGCATGCTGGGCATTTCGAATATTGGCTGGAAGCGTGTAACCGAGGTTCTGTTGACCAAACGCTCTGATTTGAGCGAGCGTCGGGTTTTCGCCTCGCATTTCCTGCCAACGATCGACAGCAGCAGTCTTGTCCGCGTCCATCTGCTGCAGCTCAGTCCTGCGCGCTGCCTGGCGCGCTCCGATGTCGCTGGTGGCCTGCTGACGCGCCGTGAAATGGGCCTCGATCTCAGCAGCCTTCTTGGCGTGTCGGTCAACTAGGTCATCCCACAGCTTCTGCTGCTCCCCCGTCAGTTTGTCGCGATCGACATTGTTCAGGAGGTTGCCGGCGCCTTGCGCCGCATTGTGACCGTCCTTCAACGGAATTGGGCCGTGCGAACGCAAATCCCGCATTACGGCCCGATCGAATTCTCGATTGAGCTGCCAGTGATACCACTCACGTGGCGTCGCCCGCTTGATGATGGCGCCGATGCCTGCGTTCCACTTGTCGACGGCGACCTGCTCCAGGCGATTGCGCACGGTGAGCGGATCGACGATTTGACCTGGCGCAAAGCCCGGGTGGCCCTTCTGCGGGCCCCATATCAGCTTCTGGTTCTTTTCGGCGAAGCGAGCAGCATGCGTGTTCTGCGCCTCTTGGCGAGCAGTCGCGCGCATTGCACCAGCTTGCTCGCCCATAAGAGAGAAGGCTTGGTTGAGCAGAGCAGCATGTCCACGGCGTGCTGCCAGAACGCCAGCGGCTATACCAAGTCCAACACCAGTGGCTGCGCCGATCCGTGCGCCAAGCGCCGCCCCAGACCCCCGATGCGTCCAGCGACCCTTCTCGTCGCGGGGATGCAAAAGATCGAACCTACGTAGAATTTCGCCGGTCAGATGACCGACCGCTGCGCCGGCCGCGACACCAGCAATTGCGCCCAATCCACCATGAGCTATGACGCGAGCAGCCTGCGTCTGCCGAATACGCCGCAGGCTGCGCAACCCGAAGCCAGCGATTCCGACCGGTTTGGCACCCAATTCAGCAACCGATTCCAGCGCGCCAGCCTGACCAAGCTCTCTCCCAAGGCGTCCACGCAGGAACACGCGATGGCCCGCGAGCGCGGGCGCTTCCTCGGCCGCGGTGGGAGCACGAGGCCCGAACTGTTCGCCGCCCTGAACTGCCGCAGCCCGGCCCGCTCCGCGAATGCGGGAGAAAATCGGCCGCAGCGGCGGCGGCCTGCTGCGCAGCACTTGCCGGCCGATCCGGCCCAGCGCCGCAAAGCTGACCTTCGCCAGCTCATCCTCGACATCGAGGCCCATCAGCTCGGCCTGCTTGGCCAGCACTTCGGGGTCATCGATCAGGGCGCTGATCTGGAGGTCGAGCTGCTTGCGCACGCGGCGTGGGAACAGCGTGTCGAGGTAGGGCCCGACCGTCGTCATCGCGTGATGGGCGAGCGGAGCCATGGCAAGCGCACCAGGGAAAACAGCGCCAACGGCGGCTCCCAGCACTCGACCTTTTCCGCCGCCCCCAGCCAGGCGACGCGCGATGGCTGCCGGGATGCTGGTGGATGCCAGAGCGCGACCAGTGCCCCCGCCAAGCGCTCGGCCGGCACGACGTGCAGCCTCGGTAATCCGAGGGATCGCAGCCTCGCCAGCTTGCGGACCAGGTCGCCTTATTTGTGTTCCATAAACGCGGTTGATGCCGCCGATCGCCGCGCGCGTCGCCGTGCGGGCACCGCGAATTGCATGCTTCGCGGTCTTGCCTCCCACCTGGCTGGCAACGGCGCCGCCGGCGGCACGAAGACCTGCGGTCACCGCTCGATCGACAGGAGTGCCCCGGATCGTCGCTGTGGCACCAGTGGCAGCGCCGGCGCCGATCGCCGCCAAGGCCGCGAGCTTGGGTCCGAACTGCGAATACCGGGTTTCGGGGATAACCTGCGTCTGGAACGCCTGATAGCCCGCGTTCTCGTCCGCCA